TATCCTGCGCCCGGTTCGTTGATTCGCATACGCGCAAAGAGTAAGTCTTTAGTGCTATCAACTCCAATAGAAAACAACGGACACTTTAGCGAGTTGTTTTTGCTTGGCTTGCCAGCAATGGGCTTACCCTCACCACCAACACCCTTGATCGCGAAGTATCGTTTGCCCCAGTTCTTTTTGCAGAACGAATAGACCGTGTTTGTATAGTGACCACCCGAGTCGATGCAGGAGGCGCGAATAGGAAGTTCTCTGCCGTCTTCTGTTTCGTACCGTTGCATTAACGTCTCATCTAGCAACTGCCACATTTGCGGCGTTGAAGGATCGCCGTACAAAACTTTGTGATCAATGACCCAAGACTCATCATCGCGCCCCCATCCCACTACGCTAGCCTCAAGGCGGTCTGCCTGGCAGTCCACACCAGCGGTAATGAACATGACATCCTCTGGCACAAGCTCCATCGGTTCTCGGCGCTCTGCTAATGCGTAGTCATCGACCTGCTCTCCAGCGTCCTCATAGAGATCGCCAAGGTAAGTATTCGTCCATACGCGAAGCTGTTCAGGATTCTTGCGAACATTAAGAAAATCTCTCACGCCGTCAGATAATGGCGTCCACGGGCTGTACAGCCCAGAGATACGGAATCCGGCAATACCTCTAAATACTTCTGTTGCCTTCCATTCACCATTTCTGATCGACCACCTACGATCACTGTCTGACCAGAATGTTGCGCATTCCTCGCAAAGATAAGCGGCTGTCTCCGGATCCCTATCCTGCCATCGGACGTTTGACCATTTCAGCGTTTGGTACTCGTGACAATGCTTGCAGGGCACATAGTATTCGCGCTTATCAGAGATCTCATACGCATCCTCAATCCTTGATGCGCCCTTATTGGTTGGCGTAGAAACCATAATGATCTTACGGTTCCAAAAGGTAGCGGTACGTTTACGCGCTAACTGGATCGGATCACCTTCTGCACCTGCTGACGTAGGGTAGCGGTCGGTCTCGTCACACAAGACCACGCGGATGGGTCTGCTGGCGAGAGAACTAGGGCTGTTGGCACCCGTTATGCTGATTGCACCACCAGGAAAGATCTTATGCAGTGTGGTATTGTTTGAGTCCCTTGCCCGTGGATCCTTTACTTTTCCCTGAATGCACGGCGTGGAACGCAGAAGCCCGTTAGCTATTCGGTCCTTCGAGAACGATTGAGCCATATCCAGAGTAGGTTGAAGCATGAGGATCGGGCAAGGGTCATTGTCGATGTGGTATCCGATAATGTTTAACAACGCTTCAGACTTTCCTAGCTGCGCACCAGCCATTACAACTACTTCTTTGATCTCAGGATCAGAACATGCATCCATGATCCCTCGCTGATACTCAGCCCTCGATGTGTGCCATCGACCAGGCTCTGCGCTACTCTGTGAGTCTAGCCGCCTTTTTTGGTCTGCCCACTCGCTTACGCTTAGGCGCTTGGGTGCCTTCAGGGTTCCCATCGCTTTCTTCAGATGGTTGCTCAGTAGTCGTAGTTCTTGTTGCGTCGATTTTTGGGTCATAGTTTGACAATTCCTCCAGCGCTTCCAATATAAGGTCTTCGCAGATCTTTTGACATATCGCTGGCTCTGTTTCAGCGGCAACCACGGGTGCAGCTTTCGTAGGAATAGATAGCAGTTTACCTTTTAATGCGCCAAGCACGTTTTCCCATGCTTGCACGACATCTTCGGCAACGACTAAATCCCCTTTAACCTTAGCAAGCTCCAGTTCGGCTATCTCAGCCTCAGCGGTAACCTTACGGGTCCTAGCCTGATCGTAGGTCCCGCCTAGCTTTACACCACCTGTACTCATACATGCTCCTTGTCAAGGTTTCTTATGATAGCTGTCAAGGCTTTACCTGACAAGGCACGTCAACATGAATTAGATTCATGAAATTCTGTCACTAGCGGAAGTGCGCGGTCGCGAAATCCCCGCGCATTGATCGATTTATAAGGACCCATCGATTCACTGATATATATATGAATCAATAACTTAGCGAGTCTTTATGCTACCGCGTCGAATATTTCAACGATTGAGCTTGCTTGATCATATGCGTGGGCATATGAATTTCATTCATGTTAGGGCAGGGCTGCAGGATCTGCAGGCAAAAAAAAGCCCGCTCAACGCGGGCTTTAATCGGTTTGGTTTAGGGCTTTAGGTGATCGATGCTAGGCTAAAGATCAAGATCAATAGGACGGCTGATCCAATCAAAGTTACGCTCCATTCGTTGTCGATCTCGCGCAGCGGTGCGTCTGTTTTCTTTCTAGGCATTTTCTTTTGCTCCTTTTCTTTTCTTGGCAATGCTTATGCTTTGATCAAGTACAAACTCGAAATCATCGCGGGCTTTATCGCTAGCGTCCATTAACTGGAACGTTAAAGCTTCAGACCATGGCCCATAATCCCCCCATCGAGCATAATGCATTGCAATCTTGAATGCATACCATATGAGCCCGCGATCATCGCGTGGCGGTCTCTTTAGGCGCGTCCAAACACCTTGACGGCGTTTGCAGGTTGACCCCACTAGATCGCAATAACGCGTCATCTCATCGCCTTTTGTAGCTATGCCCGCATGCTTCAGGCTAGCGCGTACCCAATCGCTCCCGGTTTCGTATCGCTTTTCGGTATTCCATTTTTTAGGCATTAGGCGGCACTCGCTATTAGATTGGTGTCAACTATAAATGCGGAATCTTCCGTCTTAGCTGCGCCTTTGGCGCGTAGCCCTACGATCACCGGGCCAGCGAATAGATTGAATAGATCTGACTCGTCTCCATCGATTACGGGCCTACCTAGAAACGTTTTAGGCATAGGCCCACGAAATACCACAGACATTGGCGCGTCCGTCTTCAGAGCGATTTTTACGTGCTTCTGATAGGCAGGCATGCCCGAATAGCTAAACATCAATCGGTAGTTTTCAGGCGTCTTGCCTAACCTTTTCGAGCGCTTGGTGTAATCATAAAACAACGTGTCCGGAAACTCTTGAACGATCCCCAATTGTTCCCAAGCTACGTCAGAGATAACGTTCAATCGCACGGCGGGCTTTACGCCTTGCTTCTTGCACGTTTTCTCGAAATTGCTTAACTCTTTTCGCAATTGATCCAGAAAACCGGCTCGATCATTGTGGAACCATTCCGCCTTTCGCTTTCGCCCCTCCATTACGTTACGCATGCGCCCGCGTCCTGCAGATATCAAGCAAGGTTTAGCGCATCCGCCAATATGCCGTGCCGGGCACAATATGTCATCCGGGTGCAAGCTTAGGCCTGCTACACGATAAACGGCCATTGATCCGCTAGTCTTTTTTAATTTGGTGTTCCCACCATTGGTATCTAATAAACTCATTTTTTGAATGCCCTTTATAGTGAAAGAATAAAAACGGCCATGCCGTAAACAAATACGAACCCAAAGACCACGCCAAAACAGAAACGGGCAAGCAAGGCCCGCTCCGTTATCACTTCGCATTGATTGCAATTAGTCCAAGGATCGACTTGCTCTAATCTGCGCTTGTAATCGCGCATATGCACTAAACGTCCCATTTAATTATCCCCAAACGTTTTAAGGCCTATCGAAAAATCGATGGACCCAAACCGATCAATGCCGTCATATTCAAGAGTGAGAACTGACCGCTCAGGTAAATGAGCCCTCAACCCATAATCCGCCCATACTTCGAATTGAGAACTAAACCGATGCATGATCTGATCCACTTCACGGGCTGATACATACTGATCGATCTGATATCTCTCGATGCAATCGACAAACGGACGCTTGCTCAGTTCGTTTTTTCGCTCGAGATCTAAATCGATTATTTTCAATTGCTCTTCAATGTCTTCTTTATGAAATTTGTCAGCATTAAAGATTAGATGAACCAACCTTTTAACTTTGAAGTTTTTAAGGTTTTCAGTATCTACTGTTTTTTTCTTGCTCATTTTCTATATCCCTTTGTTTTCTTGCTCGTTTCTGGCCGTTACCTGCGCCATTGATTAAATCATCCGTCAACACGCACTAAACGTCAAGCGAAACAATGACAAACAAACTGAAATGATTTCATGCGCTTATATAGTGTTTTGCTAATATTAGCGCACTAATATTAGTGAAATCTTTTTTACTGATACAGGCTCATTGGATTTTCGGATGGGGGCCTATCCCCGAAATGTACCCGTGGGATAGTAAATACAAAAAACATATCCGTGGGATAGTAAATGCCGAAAGTATGCGTGGGATAGTAAATATCCGTGGGATAGTAAAAGGTAACCGTGGGATAGTAAAAATAATGCGTGGGATAGTAAATATTTTCTGAAACTATGCGTGGGATAGTAAAAGGTATCCGTGGGATAGCCTTTACCTCATGGTTTTTATTGCTTTGCGTCCTGCTTTGCGAATGTTCGCAGCGATTCTTCTTTGAACGAATTTCTGTGCAATCGTATCGCCTTTGTAAGTTCTTCGAGCCGTTCTCTGCTTCAAGTTCAGGTAAACAACTCGTTCAAGCTTCTTGTTCTTGCCTCTGCCTTTCTCTCGATAGATACCCCTGGCGTTTAAATCGCCTTTCTTCTTAGGCGGCTCACCCCGGAAGTAGTTTGGCTGATTGAGCAATGACTTGATCTTACCTTTGCGCAGGTTTCCATACTTGTTGATGTGAACCTTGCCAGGGACAGGCGCGACAAGCTCTCGCTTTCCTTGTTTTGGCTTGACCACCCCCCCCTTCAATATGGTGTTCATGTACTCGCGATTTCCCGCGTAATACAAGGTGCCCTGCAGCCAGTTTTTCCTCGCCTTGTCGTATCTCAGAGCGCGTTTTGTCCAACTGGTAGGCCCGCCAGCTATTCCACGCTCCGCATACTTCAAGGCGTCTTTCCTGGCCTCAAAAAGGGTGTCGTTT